TATAAGAAAAAACCCACATGCGATCGATGTGGGTTCAGGGCCAAGTATACCGGGCAGTTATTGGTGTATCATATAGATGGTAATCTACACAATAATGCAATAAGAAATTTAAAAACTATTTGTTTAAACTGCACTATAGAAATCAAGAAGGCCGATTTGCCTTGGCGACCGGGTGATTTAGAACCAGATCGTTGATTTGATTCAGTAGATGATCCATATTTGAATTGTTGTCTATTATAGTGTCAAACTTGGTGCCAACCCAGCTGGATTCGCTGGCATGAACTTTGAGTTTTTCTAGTTTTGCTCGGCTTAATGCCCAACTTACATTGCCATTGGGTCCTTTGTTAGCACTCACTGCTGCATCGTACCACTCAGGTTCTGGACCGCGAACAACACGAATAACCATACCGCCAGCATTTCTTATGCTTTTAATTTCATTAGGAAATCTGCAATCACTGATAACAATATCATCTTGACTGTTGCGAAGTTTGTTTTCTAGTGCCGCAATCCAAATATCATCATGAAATGCTTTACGACACACTTCAGTACCCCAGTATTGCAGGATCCAACGCGGTGTAAGCTGTGGTATGCCAAGGCGCTTTGACCACCATGGATCTACCTGCTCTCTCCATTCACGACTTTGTCTTGTGCGCCCTTCTAGTAGATCTCTATCCCACCCAAACACCTGGGCTACTGCATCTTTAAGAGTGTTAGCAAAACTTTCTCGTCTAAATTGATGTATGTTTACCAAATAATCAGCAATGGTATCTTTTCCACTTCCTATAAATCCACATACACCTATAATCATACTAGTTCCTTTACTTTGAGGTATTTAAGAGTTTCTTGCAAGAGGTCAATTTGTCTGCGACAGTCTTCAAGTGCATGATGGCTTGTTGGTGGTTTTGGCAGTCCTGGCCATAGTCCAAACACTGTTCTTGAATCACGAACTGCATAAAACTGCCAAGGAATAGGCTTACCATAGCTTTTGTATGCATGTTCTAAAATGTTCATGTCATAGGTCGGACCTTGTGCCCATACTCGTTTGCTATGCCAAATTAGTTTGCCTAGTTCATCTAATGCTTGATCTAAGGGAATACGACCTTGTTCGTTGAATGCTTCGTCTCTAGCCGGTGCTGGTTGTGTGGCCCACCAATCTATAGTACCTTGTTGTATGCTACGAGTTTCTTGACTTTCCAAAGTCACTCTAGCATAGTAATGTTTATCGTGATAACCTGAGCCCAAAGGATCAAAACTTTGTGCCGCTATAGTTAGAATAGTAGTGTCTGGACCAGTGCCTAGTCCTTCTAAGTCAATCATTAAGTCTGCCATAGACTTATTGTAACATAGTTTTAATAAAAAATCTAGATATTTTTAACCAATTACCCAGGTAAGTGGCTGAGAACCGTCCACATAATTTTTTAGATCATTTAGACAAAATTCCATTATTGCCTTGCCTTCGGCTTTCATTGCAGTACCATTGAGCGTTGAGCCACCTTGTGGTCCAGCAATGGTACCGAATTTTTCACGAGCTTCACCAATGATCATTTTGCAATTTCCAACCATGAAATCACGAATCCATTGACTGATTTGTGGGTCGCTTAGTAGGTTGAATTCTGGTTTGTAGTTGTAGGTCCAAAGCAACACATTTTCGCCTGTGCCTTTGGGATCACGAATCAACTGCAACTTTTTGGTCACAGGGTTAAATGTGTAGTTCATGTAAGCACCAAACATACGCCCTGCAAGTTCCACATACTGACTGTAGAAATCGTATGTGGCAAGTCCACCTGCCACATTGAAGTTCATCAAGTAAACATTTAAACTGGCCTGACTGAACGGATCAAAGTTTGATGCAAAAGGACCTGTGCTATCGCCAAAAGTTCTACGAAAGATTTGACGCACTGTTTGAACTTCTTGCGGTAGCTCGTAGATGTTTACATTAGTGACTAGTTCCATGAATGTGTAACTTTCTTCATAGGCATTTTGTGCCCGTTGACGATAGTTACCAATTGCTGCTCGATAGGCAGATTCGTAGTGATCTGCATCTAACTCAAGATCAATAATTCCATCACCAAGTTGTAGCTTGACATATTGGAAGAGATTTTGTTTTAGTGTGTCTAACGATGATTGTGATTCAATACCCATAGGGAACTCCAGTTCCCTGTATTTATAGTTTTACCACACTCGCAGTATTATCAAATTCTCAGTGCCGCGTCCGTTAAATGCAACTTCTGTGGCTTTGATATCTTTGTAGAACTTACGAGCAGCCGGCTTGCCCACTGCTGTGATGCCTTTTAACTGCTCTGCAGGCTTGCGCAGAGTCTTTTGCATGGTTTCTACAGTACTAAACCCAATTATACTATTGTTTTTAATAGTAAATGTTTTAGAGTATTCGTCAGCAACAAGATGAATTATCTTGCGTTTTTTAGTATCGTAGAGCCAAGCTTCAGATTTTTCAATTAACTGACTAGGTGCTAGACTCTTTAATTTGAGTTCAGCAAACTCTGCCATGAACTTGAATTTACTGGCTTGTTTTTCTGGACTAACTGCTTTTTTAGCTCTGGGCTTGCGCTCAACTTTCTTGATCTGCACATAAGCACCGCAGTCGTTGATCACAGTTTCGCAGAACTTCAACACATTACGCAACTGAATCTTGGTAAGGTATTTGTAGCCTTCAACCAACTGGTCATCTTTGCCTTTGGCCACTTCTTCAAATTCTTCTTGGCGCCGTTTCCAAATATCGCTGAGGGTACTGATCATTTGTGGTGCCACATTCAGGCTTCGCATCAACACAATTGGTTTGTAGTCTGCAGACATCTTGGCACCAGAGTTAATAAACTCATCAAACAGTCCATCTAGCTCGCCGGCACACTCGCTAACTTTTTCACGCAGACGATCCTGAATTGTTATGCGTGGAACTTCGTCTACCACTGCTTCAACAATTTCTTGTTGTTTTGATTGCACACATTCTTTGAGCATGTTGTCCAGTTGAATCTGTTCGTGTTCTGTGAGCTCTAGTCCTACCATGCTCATACGACACAACCAGCCAGTGGTAAGACGAATAGCCGAATCCGGAATGCCTTTGAGCAGTCGTACATCAGCTTTTCGTCCGTGCAATTCTAGATAGTTCACAATCATGTCGCGGGCATCTTTTTTACCGTAGAAATAATTGTACCAACTAAATGCCTTGCTCAGTGCACTGATACGCCCTTCAACGGGTTGAATTTTCCAAGTGGGTTCAGGGCCCATGACATTGGTATCAGAGCTTCTGGGATTTAATAGTTTAATAGAATGTTTTGTAGCGTTCATTGGTGCTCCTTAAAATGAAAAAGTTCTAACCCACTCAAAACGAGTGCTGGCAGGAACCCATTTGAAATTTTGTTTTTTGCGCTCAGGCATATCTACATCTGGAGTAACGCAGATCCATCCGCGGTGTTGTGAAAAAGCCACACGATCAGCAACCCGAACAACTTCAACAATTTTACCATGCATTTTTGCAACAGTTACAGTCATAGCAGCTCCTTTCNATTAAGTGTATATTATAGCAAAACGAGCATTTTTGGTCAACCGCCCATCAAGCAAGCAAATACAAGGTATTTTTCCAGGTGCTCTAACAGTTCTGTAGCATTTAGTATTAGTTTTTCGTAACGAGCTGTTGTTTTGTGTAGACGCCTGCACTCTACACTTTCGCGATCAATTTCGTTGATCACTGCCAAAACATTGTTGTGCATTTTTACCAAATCTGCACGAACTGTTTTTTTCTTGATGTTGCCAATTTTGACTTTTGTAGCGTATAAGCGATCAACAAGTTCTTCCATATCTGTAATTATACAGGGCTTAGAATTTTATGTCAATTGGGTCCATAAATACATGACTATGCAGTTCATTGATAACAAAAATGGAAGATTTGGTTACAAAATGACTGCTGAAGAAATTGCACAACGAACCGCAACTATGCAGAAAAATAAACTTGCTAAGAAGTTAGCTCAGGAGAAACAAAATTCCTAGACTTTCACTATACCGTCCCAATCGAACCAACGATTACCAATTTTTTGACCGCACAATAAAAGAAATGTTTACTGTGGGTGGACTCGATATCTATATTCACAAATATCTNGGACCNATANTGGACCAAAGTGAAAACCCTGGCAACAATGATGCTACATTGCCTGTTTACGACAGTACAAATCCACTGTTTATCGAAGACTTGTTGTTGCTGGAAAACAGA